ATCAACTTGCTGTAGAATTTTTAGCAGAACACGGATATCGTGTTGCTGTAAATAATGTGTTTGCTATGAATAAACCAGCAAGATTATTTGAAACCTGGTTTGTTCGCAATGATATCGATTTTAATACTGTTGAATACTCTAATTGGGCAGAATTATTTAAACATTAACGGTTTTAAGTGTGCCCAGCTCTCGCCGCGTTGTTGTTCTTCAATTGTCCATTGAGTATAAGCAATATCATATTTCCATTGAGTAATATCTACGTCATATCTAAGATTTTCAAGTTGAGACAAGTCTCGATGCGCAATAGGCCAAATCATTGATCCATTGTGTAATGCAAAAGTTGGAATACCTTCTTCGATACTTTCAATTCCACTTAAACTATTGTATGTAACTACACAGTGAGCTTGTTGCAAATCAGCTGCAAGTCCTTCGCCGCCTTGGCCACCACCTTTAGTAAGATTGTCGCTAACACGCACATTAGATATTTGATTAGCTACCCAGTTAGCTCCTTTAAGTCCGCCTCTAAGATTTCTTGGATGCGGACGAATAATAATTTCTCTGTCCGTATATGTTCTAATATCTTGTATAGTTTTGAGCATCCATTCAGTATATGTTGCAAATCCTTGTTTATAGATATCTATAATACTAGAGTCGCCTTCCTTTTGCCCCATGAAAATAATTTTATCACCTGGGCTATTCCAGTCCTTAAACGTGATCCCTGTTTCTTGTTCAAATTTATTCCATCTATCAGGTGGAGAATTTTCGTTACCAAAAATACCCTCGGTCCATTTATAACTAAACCAGCCTAGTCGTTGCCAACCACCATCTCTGTACTTTCTAAAGTTTGGACTTTCTTGAACTAAAAACGGCTTATTAGTTTGTAGAATATATTCGTAAGGACCAGATCCGTCTTTGGTTGCAAATTTAGGCTTTAATAGATTTGTTTGCAGATAAGCATCAGCATTGTGAGCAATTGGATCAGTAACTGAATCTGCTAATTCGTATTCGTCGCCGTGCTTTCTAATACCTTCAGCGATATGTCTAATTGCTTTTACACTACCGCGAATACCAGCTACTTTTACTTTCATACATATTTCCTCATATGCGCCCAGGCGCTCCCATTACTTAGCTCATCAAAATGCCAATGCGACATTGCGATACGTTCAATCCATTGTTGTCTATCAAAATACGCAGGATTTTCTATTGTGTTTAATTTAGTATTTGCCACTGGATACGCTTGACTACGCGATGGGTTAGGATCTGTAATAAACACAGGTAATCCTTCAATTGCTGCTGCTACACCAGGACTAGAATTGTAATTAACTACACACCAAGCACGATTGAAGTCATCAACGATGCTTGAGCTAGTACTAATTTCCCACGGGCCTTGATTTTTAGATAGGTATTCTTGGGCACCTTTGTCACCTGGGTGTCCTCTAACAACAATAGGACGGTCTGTATATTTGCGAATATTAGCCACAGTTTGTTTTAACCAATCAACTACGTCAAACCCACTCATACTCCACCCACCATTGCGTTGAGTACAAATTAAAATGTTATCTCCGCGGGGTTTCCAATCCTTCAAGGATATATTATAATCGCGTTGTATTTGTTTCCAGCGAGCAGGATCAGGATCATCCCAGAAATAGTTTCCTGTTGTCGGGAAAATGCCATCCATGCTGTATCGTGAATAATGCGGTTCAATGATACCTGTGTAATTAAACAAGTTGCTATCAACAATAATAGTATGCTTGTTATATGTATTTTTCGCCACATTCTTTCTTAATTGTAGATGAGGAACACTGGCACTACCTTCGTGTACCCATCCTTGTATTACACCAACATCTGCTTGTACAGGTGAGCGTTCTCCCCATGCAATACCAGTATCTCCGCAGCGATTTACTCCGTCTACAAAGCGACGCAATACTTCAACTTTATGCGGTGCTTTGCGAGGATTAGGCACGCCGCCAAGATACGCCACAACTTTCATACGCTGCTTTTAATATTTTCCCAGTATTGTTGGTTTGCTTCTCTGCATTCTTCTAGTGCATCTGTGTATACCGGAACATCGTCTAATATATCTTTCCAGTCTTCCTTTTTATCCAGGAAATACGGCTGATGCTTTAAGAATTTGAACTTAGTGCTCCATTCGCCAACAACAATTACACGTTTACCAAGCAATGTGCCCCAATACGCTCCGTGATAGCTATTTGTTAAAATAGTATTTGCGCTGCCTAATAATTCAATAGTATGTTCAATATTATCACCAGAGTTTATGTATCTTGGTATTGGATCATTGCCAAATTCTTTAACCAGTTGCTTTTTATGCTCAAACCAGATAACGTCGTTTTTAACAGTATATTCTTTACCAAAAGCTTCATGCATGCAACTTGCACACGGAACCCAATTATATCCATTGCCATAGTCTCTGATTCCGATTGCATTGTATTTTAGCAGATATTCTGGATATGCTATTCCTTTTTTAGGATTCAGATCTTTACTATTATGTCCTGCTCCCCAGATGGCCCTAAACACATTTGCACTTTTGATTTTGTCGTATGTTCCTCTAAGCAATTTTTCATATTTGCTAATAAAATCTTCATATAACTTTTGATTGTTAACGTCAAATAATTGCCAGCGTTCCTTCCACAAGTTCTCAATACGCTGCTTATCTGGATGCACCAATATATCTTCTAATACATCGCCAAAAAATTCATTGGCAATTAATCCGCCACCGCCCACAATAACAGGAATATCAGTTGGAAACTCTACCTTTCCGTAATGTGCAATGTCAACTGCGACATATTCGTCTGGACTTAAAAAATATTGTAGCGGATTAGATGCCATATCTCCTACGTTATTTTTGTCAGTTCTATGAAATACTACAAATTTTAGTTTACTCATACCATTCTTCTAATTTTTGTTTCGCAGATCCGTCTTTTAATTCTTTAATATGGAATTGTCCATACGCTAAATGACATGCCCAAGCATAGCGTTTATCATTGCTTGGGTAATATGGTGTTTCAATTTGTGTTAAATCTTGCAATCCTGCAGGACCTGCTGCGTTAGGAGCAAGTGTAAACACAGGAACACCGTAAAATACACTTTCTGTTGCTGCATTACTGTTAAATGTAACCAGTGCATGCACATCATTACTTAATGCTTTTTCAAGTGGTTCGTTAATTCTTTGTGTACGTTGTTTAGAACGTTCACGTATTACGATAGGCCTATCTGTATACTTCTTTATTGTGTTCACGGTATCAGCTAACCATTGCTCAGGTGTTGTATCATAGAATTTACAAGGCTTCTCGTCTGGCATAGCAATTAATATGTTGCGTCCATAACGCCACGGGTGAATAGTTTTGTTAAATTGCTTAAATCTATCGTTAGGACGTTCAATAATAGTAGTATGCTGTAGATTGTTTTTAACTATGCGATGCCAAAACTTCCAAGTACCTTCATTTCCAAAATATCCTGTATCCATATAATAAAACGTGCGGTTGTCTTTCCAGCATTGTTTCATTATTTTATGCTTTAGAATACCTCTTAGTACAATGGTATCGTTGCTATCATTGTAATCAAACGTTTCAGTGCTAGTTGGTTCTATTCCACACCCACGAGCAAAGTCATTGATATATCTATCTTCGCCATTCTTACTTAAAAATATCATGCTGTTCGCAATATTCAGTTAAAATACGTTCACGATGCCATTCACTACCCATCGGGGTGTTAGCAAACTCATGGAAACTAGGTGTACCTAATGTGTAATGTAACAATTTAGCATCTGGATTCTCGCCATACTCGTCTGGGAGCCAATTCCACTCCAACGGCAATTCTCCAATACGTTCATCTTTGATCCAGCTGAATCGATGCAAGTGAGCACCAGTTGACTTTTGAATATATTCTGGTTTTAATATTCTATTAGGGTGGCTGTTACAATTCCAAAGTATAACGCTTGACCAATTCTTACGTGGATAGTTTTCATTTTTTGCGCCAAGATACTTTGTAGTCATCTTAGTTTCGTAATCATGTTTAACTACCATTACGTCTTTGTCTACCTCACGTAATTCCCACAGTTTAACAATATCATCACGCACAATCATATCACCATCCATAAAGATAGCCCATCCAAGATAATCCATTAAGTGCGGAACAAGAAATCTACTGTAGATGAAGTGATTTGAACCGTCTGTGTGCGTTTCCTTATAATCATCGAACAAGTTCAATGCTAATGGAATAATCGATACTGGTTTACTTGCGTGTCTGATAATCGAATTAGCGCACGTGTGATATGCTATTGCTTCTCGTGGGTCGTACCCGATAAAAACTGGAATTGGTTTCATGTTATACACTCTGCTATTAAATATCTGTTATGCTTTGTTACTGTATACTCGTTAAAGTGTTTACTTAAAAATAAATTAAACGAAGATTCGTTAAACGCTCGTTTCCATTTGTGATTAATCTTTGGAGCGTGCCTTGTTAATACTATTATAACAAAACGTGTTACGTTACCTTTATAATCGTTAATAAGTTTATCAGGATTACTAAGATACTCAAGTACACCTAGTATTAACCCAATATCATAAGTTTTATTCAACTCTAAACAATCAACATCAAAATCAACTATAATATCTGCCCTGTTATCCTTGTCTATTCCTAAATATTCTTTTGGTGAATAATAATTTAATATTGACTTGTCACCGCATCCAATATCTAAGACAGAACATTGAGATAAGTTGAAGTTATCTAATAGAACATTTCGCTTAGACCAAGATGGCTCTGACATTTTATCGTCTAATCCCAACAAAATTCCCTTGATAACCGTTAGGATCATATCTACGTTCATCTTTTGTCATATATGAAAATTGATCTCTGGTCAATGGTTCTAAATCTAATGTGCAAATATCAAAATATTGATTTAAGAAATCGTATAGATCGTTTGCAGTATAGTTATATTCTTTGAAGTGTACTTCGTTGCATTCAAAGTAAATTATCTTTATATCTTTTAATGTATTCTTAGCACCCTTTAATACTAACAACTCTGCACCTTCAACATCTATTTTTATAAAATATGCATTTTTTATATTAAACGAATCTAGTGTTTGTGTTACAGAATTAATTTCTTCATATTGTTCCATGTACTGGTGTTTTTTCATGCCACTCCAGCCAGCTCGTTTTAGATCCTTAAAAAATATTACTTCTTCATTGTCTGATTCAGATAATACTGCATGAGTAGCAACTACATTTGTATTTTTTCTAAATCGCTGGCTTAATTTACTATAATGATCTTCTAATCCCTCAAAACAAAAAAATTTTGCATTTGGAAATGTTCTAACGTATGGGCTTAACCATTTGCCAGTTCTTGCTCCAATATCGATCATAATCATATCGTCAGGAGCAGTATGACCAACATATTCGTAGATTATCTTTGCATCGGGATTTTTAAAATTCTGAGTCATAATCTCTCAATATCATCTTCATCGCAGCGATTACCGTATTGTATTTCTACAACTCTGCATGGCTTGTCAAAAGGGTTTGTTAATTGATGCCATTCGCCACAAATAATAGTAAATTCATCATGCTTTTCTAATTGTTTAGGTGGCATTGTGTATCCAGAATCTAATCTACTATTAACGATACACTTGCCTTCGCTAACAAGCCAATATTCGTTGCGTTGAGCATGTTTTTGCATAGATAAACTCTTGCCAGGATCAACTGTAAGCTCTTTTACTTTGCATCCTTCTACTTCGTGTAATACACGATAGTATCCCCATTGACGAGTTGTTTTTGGCGACTTCCATTCTTCAAGTATCCATGAGCTACTATTTGCTTTATCGTTGCCGCCAACACCAAACACAAACTCAACTTCCTCAAATACCATTTCAGGAATATTATTTTGAGTTCTATCTCCGCCATTGGCAAATATTACACTATCAAATGGAATCCAGCCACTTGTATCATTTTTAACACCGAGAGCATATTCAATTGCTTTACAAGCTGATCCATCTGAATCATCAAAGGAAATAACTTCGTCAACACATCCTAATGCGCGAACAATAGCAGCACGCTCGGCCCAGGGCATAAAATAACGTCCTTTTTTGCGCACAAGCCAATCGTCAGAATTTATGCCTACAATCAAGTAAGAACCTAACGCTTTTGCTGCTTCTAAGTAGCGGATATGTCCGCTGTGGATAGGGTCAAATCCCCCGGTGGCTACTACAATCTTCATTACAATATTTATTAACTGCGTAGATAATAAATAAGATTATGAGTTTTAGAAAGGTTCATAACGCTATATCAACATATGAAAATATTAATGTTAATTTCTGGCATTGTACTAAGAATGCCAGTAGTGCTATGACAATACACCTGTATGGATTAGATCAAAACTTAACGTTTGATTCTGTTAAAGAAAGTCTCGGTAACAACCATTGGGGTATTAGAAAAAAATTAACATTAATTAACAGAGATGCTGCTGTTAATAACGGAAGAAATAACTTCTTCATGTGCAGAGACCCATTCTCAAGATTTATTAGCATGTATAAAGACATGACTATTAAACGCCCACAAAGAGGAATAAAGGCAAAAATAGATCCTGGTTGGAGTCCGTACGAACTAGCTGTGTACTTAAATAATACCCCAGAAGAAAAATCTGATATTCATTTCGTCTCGCAATATAGCTTTATTAACCCTAAAAATGTAGCTACAGTATTGAGTATAAACGACAATTGTGCGTCTTATACATTAAATGGTGCAAATACTACCATTAACATTGTACATATGGAAGACATAACAAACACATGGAAGCAAGAAATTCCAATGCTTACTAACAAAGCTCATGAAACTTCCGGCGATGAAATAATATTAGACAAAAAGACTAAAAATCTAATCTACGCAAGATATAAAAAAGACTTTGATTTCTTTAAGTATTAATCTTCGCCGAGCCAGTGTAGACTGCGATCTAACCACTCGAGTACAAGATCTTGTTGTCTTAAATATCCATATGTATTAATGCTATTAACTGCACTCTCGGGTAACAATCCAGTATCAGCTAGATCATACCAACGTGTAGTTTTTGGATCCATTGGCTTAATATCTGACTTATATACGATAGCTTTGATCCAGGGGTCTGAGATTTCTTTTTTCATAAATGCACAATCAAAGCCTGAAATTGATAATATGTGTAGCAAACTAACAGGAGTGTAATGATAATATGAATAATCGTGTTGCGAAATATTTGGCCTATTAAACACTATTTCAGTTGTTGATGGTACAACCAGACACAGCATTGCTCCGTCAGTCATTAAATTATACCATTTTTTAAGTGTTGTTAACGGATTCACTGCGTATTGGAACGCATTATTACACCAAACAACATCATATCCTTTATGATCTTTGCCAGGCAAATAATCTTCAAAATCACGACACTGATACGTCATGTTTTTATATTCTTTTGCTACTGGTAATTCTGGTCTAATATCAACACCAGTACAATTAATGTTTAACGGAATCTTATTATCATCGTCGTCGAGAATGTAAGCATTTGCCCACCATTCTAAATCAAGTCCGGTGCCACAACCCATATCAACAAGAGTATCAATACTCTCCATAAAACTACTATATTGCCATAATAGATTTAATGTCTCAAGAGAATGTTCGTGTGCTTCTTGATCGCTTTTAAACACTAACGTCCTCCATTCCAGCTGTGCGTAACTTGACAATATGTCCCAATTGCCATTGTTTTGTATCTAGTCCTTTCATAATACCCAACCAACGATTACGTAACAATGCTATTTCGTTAATTAAGTATTCCATATCAATTACTTCTGGCTCGCCGTCAACATATTTTTCAGCATCTCTACTAGTTAACGCACGAGCATAACCTTCTAAATATTTTTGAAAATGCTTACGTCTTGTTTTACGTAATTCAATATTGAGATAATTCAACACAGCTTCAATTTCTTGTAATTGATTAAAGCGTTGCTCAGTAACGCCCGGAAGCAACTTAATATTACTCTCTACATTGCCACCAATTCGGACTTCTTTTTTCGCTTCCTGTAGTTCATCCATATAATAATCAATGAACTCAGGAAGTTTTGAAAGATCTTGCGTTACTTTATTGTACCACATTAGTATTGATCATTGTCGTCGTCGTAAAAATCAAAATCTTCGTCATCGTCATCGTCATAATTTGAAATGACTTCTTCGTCGGCATATTCTTTTAGACTCTTAATACAATGTGTGTCTTGGCATACTTCGGCAATTTCGTTTGCGTTCATACCATTTTCAATGAGAACTGCAACAAAATCATCTGCTGCTTGCTGGAAGCTACCGCTAATATGCGGGCGTAATGCCTCCCAAATTTCCATAGCTAAATCAGGACTCATAATTTTCTTCTTCTCCTACAGATTCAGCAACGTTGTCTACAACATCTTCAACGATATCATCTGCTACGTTTGCTTCTTCGTTACTTATCTGTTCTTCAGCAAAAGCAAAATCTTGCATGAGCCTATCAAGAATCCCATCGTCATTATTTTCCCAGGCCTTACGGAAAGCAAGTACTTCTTCACCTGTACTGCGTTCTATAAAACGTAAACGGTTGCCTTGCTTAGTAAGCAAACCTTTCTTTTCGGCCAAATCGACTAGTCCAGAATATGGATTCATTCCGGTTTCATATGGAATTTTAACTTGAACGGCCTCAAATGGTTTTGCGTAGCGAGTCTTCATAACCTTACATGCAGCGCGAATGCCGTGTACGTCAGAAGTCTTATTACCATCTTCGTCTTCTTTGAGTTTCAATTTACGCATTGCTACAACAATAGAAGATGCATAGATAAAGCCTTGACCACCTGAAATTTTGTCATCCGGATCAAACATGTCTTGCGATGCGTATGTGTGGTTAGTTGCTACTAAGCCTACATTATAAGCGCCGATCATATTAACAGTATTACGAACAAGTGCTGTTAGTGCCTTAGGCTTACGACCCAGGTCGCCCTTCATGTCGCCTTTTTCAAATTGATCAACGTCTGTGGGTGTTAACAACATACCCAATGAGTCAATAATAAACAATACCTTTGGACGTTCTTCTTCCGGCATTGATTTGTAATCTTTCATAAACATCGAAATAGTCTTAGCAACGTCGTCGATCATGCTCATGCTAAGTTTTAGTAGTTTATCTTCAGATGTATCAACACCTAGCGCATGTAACCATTGCTCATCAAGTGCGTTTTCTGAATCAATCATTACAACAAAAATACCCTGTTGTTGGGCGTGTTTAGCGATGTTGCCAGATACAAAGTACGATTTACCTGCGCCTGATTCGCCAGCAAACACAGTTACCTTACCCATTGGCACACCTTTATGAAAGTCACCCGAAATAAGATAATTTAATGCGTAATTGCCTGTTGAGATCCAATCAGTAGGATCATTAAATCCAATACTAAGTCCGTCGATACTTTTTGTAATATCTTTGCGGAACTTACTTACGTCAAATGGTTTAGCCATAATAATTTACCTGTTTTAAAATTAATATTATACACGAGTTACTTAAACTCTGCAACTCTTTTCAACTGTTTTAGATAGCCTTTACTAAAATAGTGTTGATGGTTGAATTCAATGGTTTCTTGTTCCATTAAATACAAATCTCTCCAATCGTCCTTACTCAAGGTTTTAAATTTGTTTATCATTTCTAATAATTTAATTAACCTATGTATAGGGTTTTGGATTTCGTCAAACTCGTAATTAAAAATTTTTTCAAATTTGCGAAATCCAAAATATTTTTCTACAAATGAATGCCATCCTACTTGTCCATATGCGAGATACAATCCTCTAGTGACAATACTATATAAAAATTTTTCTGTAACAAAAGGATGTGCGCTGGTTGCCATAGATTCACTAACTAAATGCAGAAAACTATTGGTTATTTTTCCTTCTAGATTGTAAATATTTTTTTCATGTTTATTTTTTAAGAAACCAAAGCTATAATTCGTATTGTAAAACTCACTGTTAAAATCAATGATAAATTTAGAGCACAACTCTGGATTATCAACATAATTAGAAATATGCCCAAACACCGACTCGGGTGATACTACAAAATTCTTGCTTGAATATCTAGAATCAAACATGCCTTGTTTATGCAGCATTGATGTAAGTATCTGACGGCTTACATGAGAACCGCCATTAAAACTACAAACGAAATTTTCAAATTTAATTTCTGGATGTGTAAAATACGTTTCAAGCGAACTAAACAGAAAGTATGGATGGTTGTACTCAAATTTTATATTAGAATATTTTTCATTAACTTCCGGTAATAACAACGTTGACACTATTACTGTTGATCCTGGATAATTATTGTTAATGTGCTCTAGTATATAATTTTTGTATCCAGGGAGAAATCCGCCAAGATGGTCATGAATAACAATATTATCTGTTAACTGATCCGAAAAAATATTTTCGTAATTGTCAGTGGTGTATTCCATTAAAAAAATGTATTGCAAGTACCCGATCTAGATATATCATTTGTAATACAATGTATACCAGCATCCCAAAAATATTTGTGTCTGAACGGCGATACATGAACTTCAACACCATGTCTTGCACAGGCTTCTTCGACCTGATCATTGTGGGCAGATACAATCACATTCTTTTGATCTACTACCAGCATATTAACATCAAATACAGTTTCGTGTACTTCGCCTACCCACTCGTCAAAATAATGATCAACCATATTCATCATATCCGGGTTCTTTTCAAATCCTGGTATAAACCAACGCCCCTTATTGCGTTTCATTGAAAATTCAAACTCTCGCATGTGGGCATAATTTGAATCTGGGAGATACACAACCTCCCAATCAGGGAATGTATCTTTATATGTAGGAACATCATTTAGACTAATAATCAAACCCGGAGTAACCGGACAATATACAGCATCACCGTGACCTCCGGCATTTACAATACGATTACGTGTATCTGGGAAGTACTCATTAACTTGCGACAATAATGCTTTTTTATCGTCGTGGAATGTTTGCGTTGCAAAATATAAGTCATATCCAATTCTACTGACAAAACAACCATTAACAAAATCTAGATCGGTGTATATAATTTCGTTACCTTGCTTTTGAATATCATCAAAAATATGTGTGTAGAATTTAAGTTTTGCATCTAGATGATTCTGATCAAATTGCCGGAATTCGTTAAATTTTTCTCGAACTTCGTCTGCATACTCAGGCCAGGCCTCATAAAAATCATTCGGCCTTACATAATCCGGCCACCAGGATCTTTTGTTCTGTCTATAAAAAACTGACCACGCATGACTACCATTTGGAATTTTAGGCACCCAGAATTTATCATGGATCATGATAAAATAATCACGAGGTGCCGTTGGAGGTTGCACCCATTTACCATCAATCCATAATTCATTCATATCCTCAGGAAATTCAGGTCGGAAGGTTTTAACTCCAAATTTATTTTCTAACAAATTAATTAGCTTCTGATAATCTTCTTCGGTCTCCTCAGCTAATTTTTCAAAGGTGTTTCGTGTTTCTTTATTTTTAATCCACGAATAAAACTCTGCAGGATATGTACGTCCTACCATACACACCTTTAGAGGATCCCAATGTTGATATACAGAATACATTTTTATCCTTTTCTTAAACAGTAAAAAAGCTGTCCGATGAGGACAAACTCTATTATAATTAGTAGATCTACCATAACAGTCTCCAAAAAAAGAAGGACTCAACGCCCGAGAAAGACCTCGGGCGCGAGTATGTACCCTTAAATTACGAGGACTGCCGTGCGCGGATCATAGCAAGGATATCTTGGGCCTTGTCTGCGCCCGCTGCTGGCGCTGCTTCTACCTTAGGTTCTGCTGCCGGTGCTGGAGCAACATTAGGTTCAAACGGAGGAGTAGTATCTTCTGCTACTGATGCTGCCGCTTCTACCTTAGGTGCTACTGGTGCTGATTCAGGAGCCTTTGTTTCTGAATCACCAAAATTCATACCAGCTGGTTTGAAATAAGACGCCCACTTGTCCGGATCGTATGCTTTGCCATCTACTGACGCTTCAAACATCTCCTGCATAACCT